TGTTCAAACTGTTTTCTTAACTCAATAACTCTCTTGTCCATCTTCTTCGCCCTGGCTTCCTCTGTTTTGTAGTCCATAAAAAGAAACCCTCCAAAGGTCAAAAACATCACAAGAATAAACATGAGAATCACGTTGCCCACCATAGAGAGAACGAGCCTTCTTTGTGTCGAGCGATTGCCCATAGTAGAAGCATCAGATACAGCCACACGATTGTTCCGCAAATCAGCCATGCTCCTATTCCCCAGTAAAAATCTCGCTCTTTCTTTTTCTCTGCGGCTTCTTGTTGGCGCTCGATCCTCAGTTTCTCCCAGGCTCTTTTTTGTTCCTGACCGATCTGCGCTCTCATCACCTCAAACCTTGACCACAAGTCTTTCAACTCAGGTGGAGATTGATAAATCATGATCTCGCGCATTTCAGTCTCCATCATTTGTAATCGAGAACGAATCAAAACTCTTTGAAGTGCTCTCTTACTGACAGAATCCTCTCCTTCGTAGACCTGATGAGCTTGTTTTTCTTCTTCGTAAAACAGTTGCTCAATCTTGTCAAAGGCATCAAAAAAGTCCCCTAACTGATTACCAATCCGAGAGATCACATCGTTTGGATCGGTTGTAGCCGCTTCCTTAAACTCTGCTTTCTTCTCTGCAATCTTTTCAGCTTGGGCTTTGGATACCTTCTTTCCGGCGAATTGTTTATCAATGTCCTTGAGAACAGCAGAGACGTCCCCTGCTGCGCTCTTTATGTCTTTGTAGAGTTGGCATCCGCGCTTGATTCCAGCCACTGCTGTATTTGCAATCGCCAAAAGTGTAAGCGGGTCCACTCACATCAGACCCTGTGAACAATAGATGCCCAGATGACACCAGCCATGCCGCAAAGCATCACGCCAGCGACTTTAATCATAATTCCCTCTAGCCTTTTTAGACGCGCATTGATCTGTTCGTATCTGTGAGCACAAACAGCCTCATGCGTATCTAGTCGAGCTTCTACGTTACTTACCATGGCACACCTTGAGCAGAGATAGGATTCTTCTTGGCTTCGATCTTTGCAGCAATAGCGGCTTCGGTAGCGGCTTTGTCAACAGATTCCCAAATCCAACCCAACACAGTGGCTTCGGTAAGGCTATCGTAAGCCACAGTCGGCTCACCAGTCCATGAGGCAGTGGCGTACACAGAATCAGAGTATTCCCCGTCAGTTCCCACGCATTGCCAGTGCGCTACGGTTACGAAACCATTGGATAGGTTACGTTCCATCGGGTTGACTGTCCATTTATAAGAGATTGACATGATGTTTCCTTTCAGTTGGATTCGAGTTGAGCTACGCGAGCGCGTAATGATTGAATTTCTTTCACAAGCATGGGAACCAGTTTAGAGTAGTCCACTGCCATCATTTCTTCAGGGTCAGCAGGTTGATGTACTGCCTCTGGAGCCACTGTTACCAGTTCTTGTGCAACAAAGCCAGCGCGTTGATGATTACCATCTGCTTTCCAGTCATAGCTACGCACCTTGATGGAGTCAATAACGCTACCAAACTCAGGGGCGTCAACAATGTTTTCTTTCAGGCGTTGGTCAGAGGTTACGTTGTAAGAAGTTAATGTACCGTTTGTTGAAATACTCCCAACAGTACCATTACCATTTATAAAATCTATGTGAGCAACGCTTGATGTGAGAGAACCGCAACTAAATTTACTTGATGTTCCAAGTGGATTTGCAATTTGAGCACCAGAAACGCTTGCGCTTGGTGTAGACGTACAATTTACCAATAATTCAGGACCAGTTGTTAAGGTCATTGCTTGGGTGTAAGAAATGGTGCTTCCTGCTGTGCCTGATGGCGCAATGTTCCACACAAAACCGCCACTTGTGCTTTGCCCTGAATAAATTCTAGAAGCGTAACCAGTGTTGATATATCTATCTGGACCAGCACCGTTGTTATAAGCATTATTGCCAATAACTGTATCGTTGCCGCCAGAGTTTGCTACATAGGAGTACCCACCAAACTGGAATGCTTTTGCAGAGATTCCCCAAGCACTAGGAGTTACTCCTAATCCAAGGTTGCCGCCCTGCGTCAGGTTCAATAGCGTTGTTCCACCGACTTGCCATTGATGACCAGCACCGGATGCTGTCGCAATGTTATAAAGCATTGCACCCGTAGAAACGCCATCGTGCTTGATCGTGCCGTAGTAGGTTGTTCCCCCCAGTTGCATCGTGCCATTGTTTGCGGTCGAATCTTGAACGTGCAATCGTTGTGCAGGAGAACTTGTACCAATACCAAGCCCTGTGGAGGTCAGGCGCATTTGTTCGGAGCCACTAATGTTGTAAATGTGGTTTGCGGCGTTGTAGTTCATGTTGCGCCAAGCCACAGAAGGGGCAAGCGCATACAAATAAACATCATTGGTGGAAGTATTGACCCCAACACCAAAGGCTGTGTCAGTGCCCCCGCCGCCAGGGCTGACAGTCATTTGGCTTGCGCCCCAAGACGTAACCGAACCAGAGTCCGTAGCAGTCTTGACCATCAAACGGGAAGTGGCTGCGCCACCAATACCCAAGCTGCTTCCATCAAACGTAAGAGCAGAACCAGCCGTAGCTACTTTAGAACCGTTTAAATATAGAACACCGTTAGCGCTGCCTCCCGAAAGGGTCAAATCAGAAGACGCAGACAGAGTCGTAAACGCGCCAGCCGCAGGAGTAGTCCCACCAATCGCCGGAGGCGCAGAAAGATCAAGCGAACCGCCAAGAGTCAAACTTCCAGAGGTTGTGACCGTACCACTCAAGCTAATGCCGCTGACAGTGCCCGTTCCACTTACAGAAGTCACCGTTCCCAATGGATTGGTTGCCCAAGAGGTATTAGAACCATCAGTGGTCAGATACTTTCCTGAGTTACCAGTTTGATCGGGAGCAAGAGCATTAAACGCAGCATTCGCAGTGGTTTGACCTGTACCACCATTACCAATACCTAAAGTACCAGCAAGCGTGACAACGCCAGCCGTAGCCGTGGAAGGAGTAAGACCAGTTGTACCACCGCTAAAAGTGGTGACAGCAACAGTACTAGGAGCAACGTTTTTCCAATACTGCAAAGTGCTATCGTATTGAATCAGGTTTCCGTTAGCCAAGGTTCCAAACTGAACGTTTGAATCAGTACCACCCAACACAGAGCCAGGAGAAACACGAATCAAAACAGAGCCATTGCCACCGTTTCCTGCATTAATAACCACGCACACTTGAACTTTAACGTTAGGTGCGCTTGGCTTAGTAGCAGTCAATCCACCAGTTACCAATGGGTTGTAATAAAGAGTGTCGCCATCAGTAAATGCCGATGTGTCAAATCCTCTCAATGTGCCTTCAAACTGAATTAGTCCAAATGCGTTAACAGCAATGTTTTCAGCGGCAATGCCCAAAATCGAAAAACCATCAGTTACAGAAGCAGCAGGAGCAGCCGTAATAACACCAGACGCACCAACTGCGCCAGTCAACATAATCACTTGACCTTTGGTAATCGCAGAAGATGCCTTGACGTAATAAAACTGATCTTCACCAATCTTTTGAATGACATTACCACCCGCCATGCCCAAGCCAAGGGTGTTATTGCCATCCCAACCCAATTGACCAGCAGTCAAAGCAGTTGTGTAAGTCGTGTCAAATCCAACGTAGTCAACCGTGGAAATGCCACCTGTAATCCCAGACATTGAGATAATGTCAGAGTTAGCACCAGAAGCAGCAGCACCTAAGTTAGTCCTAGCTCCTGAAGCAGTAGACGCACCAGTGCCACCATCTGCCACTGCCAAATCCGTAATGCCACTAATAGAACCACCAGTGATGGATACGTTATTGGCGTTCTGAGTTGACATAGTGCCAAATCCACTAATGTCAGTGTTTGTCAGAACAACAGTTCCGGTATAACCGTTAACAGAAGTAACTGCATCAGTGTTGTCTATTTTTTGCCAAGCAGTGCCGCTATAAATAGCCCAATCACCAACGTTCCAGCTAGTAATTCCATCAAGATTTGTGTTACCAGCAACAGAAACAACATAGTAATAACCTTTGGAACCAACGCCAGAACTCAAAGTAGGCGTGTTGGTCGAGGCATTCCATGTTCCTTGATAACTCACACCACCTTGAATTGATGCGGGAATCTGGGAAAGAGGAACAGTGCCACCAGAATCAAGCGTAGCAACGCCGTTAGCAACACCAGCATCAAGAGTAGCAGCAGTGCCCAAACCAAGGTTAGAACGTGCTCCAGACGCCGTAGAAGCGCCCGTTCCACCATCGGCAATAGCAAGGTCAGTGATTCCAGTGATTGAGCCGCCAGTAATGCTTACATTGGAGGCGTCTTGCGTTGCAATCGTTCCAAGACCCAAGTTAGTCCTCGCCCCAGAAGCTGTTGAAGCACCAGTGCCACCGTCAGCAATAGCAAGATCGGTAATACCAGTAATAGACCCACCAGTAATTGCAACAGCAGAAGCGTCTTGAGTAGAAATTGTGCCAAGTCCAAGATTAGTCCTCGCTCCTGATGCAGTTGTTGCGCCAGTACCACCCAAATTAACAGGAACGGTACTCAAGCTAATCGTAGAGCCAGTCACAACAATTGGTGATTGACCAATGTATTGAATGGTTCCCACAGGTCCAACTGTTTCGGTTGTGCCATCAGAAAAATAAAACTCCAGATACAAAGAGTTATCAATTTCAACAGGCACAACATCCGTGACACTGCGACCAGCAACGCCACGATCAATGCGAACAATCAGGTTATTTCCGTCAACAACAACAACTTTTTGGACAGAATTAGACACAACAACAGTTGGATTTGCCATTTTTTTACCCCTTAGACCACAACAACGCCATCAGAACGAACCAAGAACATCAGGAAAATGATGTTGTCTTCTGCTGGAGTAGGCAAATTAGCTGCAAACGCAATTTTGATTCGACCCGTGAAACAAGCAGGATTAACTGCGTCAATGTCCAATTGAGGGTCAGAAGAAATTAGCGACCATGCCGAATCATCAATTACCAAAGTAAACGAACCAGCAGCATTTACTTTGTTGGTGATCGTCAGGTTGATTGGGGTTGGTGTAGGCGTGTAGTTGGCTACATCAAACGATAGACCGTTTCGAGTGTCAATCAGGTTAGATACCTGACGCCTCACAATTGATGCCGTGATTGTGGCTGTGCTTAGATCAACAGGTTGATTTGCTGAGTCTAGGAGGGTTATGTTCCAATACCAATTCTGGTTGTAAACCAGTTCTCCGGTAATGAGAGGATTGTCAAAACCACTGACTTGAGTGATTACATTTTTAGAAAAAAGTGCTATGATTTTACCCTGCCTTCCGAATGAAACTCCAACCTTGTTGCGGTTGAATAAATTTACCATTGACCATTCGACCACAACATTTTCTGCGTAATGTACTTACATAAATGTTGTGTGCTTTTGCAGCTTCAGTAGAAGAATCAAATACTCCTAATGGTGTTTGATATGAGCCTTTATAGTTAGGAGCTTTACTACCAAACTTTCCAAAATTAGGATTTTCCATGCCTTTCATAACATTGTTACGAAATCCACCGGCAGCTACATTCCAACCAATATTTCTACATGGTCTTAGTTTTGCTTCTAGTTCAAAACAATAGTCAATAGTAGATTCAATAAGAATCTTAACGGAAATTTTGTCCCAAATTTGTTTTAACCGATGTTTATGACTTCTTAACCTTGCTTCAATGTTTGAAGCAGCGCCAATGTATCCTTCAGTCAAAAAATTTTGATGTTCTGGCAAGTGTAGCCAATAAACGTAAGCCATAGCCGTTCCCTGTACTCAGTTAGAACACCCGCAAACTTGCGGTTCGTTGTATTGTATTTTTCTATCTAAATCATTGCAATGGAGGTGTAGGAAACACAATGTTATATGGATATTCAGGTTGGTTTGTAATATCTCTTAACTGTTGACGATAAGATGCCCATTCTTGTTGTTGTTCAGTTGTTAATGGATTGTTTGGAATCTGAGTCCAGTCAGAAGCATAAAGAAGTTTGTTTCTTTGTTCTTTAGCAGCAAAGTCAGCTTCATCATACTTTTGTTGATCTGTGCGAGTATCAATCCAAGTTTGTGATTCCCAATTAAATTGAGCATAACCATTGACATTGTTTGGAGGCAAAGGTTGTTCAAGTTCTACAACAGTCAAATCAGGAACGTTTGAAGGTTCACTGCCGCTAGAAGTGAAAACAACAAAACCATCTTTGTTTATATAAGCATAAGAACTCATCGTTTAATCCCAAGTCCAAATAATGTTGTTTGTGCTGCATAAATTATGTAATTTTGACTTAATCCAAATTCCATAGTAAATGTATTAGTGCCACTGCCAGGAGAAGCAATATATGCCGTTGCCAACATTTGTTTTTGTTCAGAAGCAACAAAAGAAGCGCCAACTTGACTGACAATAATTAAACCTGGGGTTTGACGTATAGATAAAATAGCATTTGCAGAACTTGCTGAATTATTTAAAACCCAAATATTAGCAATAATCCAAACGGGATTGCCACCGCTATTAACAGAAATACTTATTACATTAGTGGTTGTTCCACCAGAAGCTGATACGTTGCTTGCCAATTGAGCACCAGCAGGAACAGTTGCAGCATTAGCAACCAAGTTTGATGTATTAACCACATTACCATTTAACGTCATTTGTGTGCCGTTATAAGAAATGTTAGTTGAGCTATCACCAAAAGCAAAATTGCCAGAAGCGTACAAAACACCACCAGAACCCGTCATAGAGGTTCCGCTGATTGCCGCAGTATTAGACTGAAGCGTTCCGCTAATTGTCAAACTGCCAGTGTTAGTAGACACAGCAGACAATGCACCAACTTTTAGACTGGAAATGTAAGGTGTTGTCCAAGTGGTTTGATTTGCCACAGGGTCATAAATACCATCACTTTGATAGAGTGAATTTGTACTAGATGGGCTTGGATCAGATGCAGACCATGTAGCAGAAAATCCCCATGTGCTTAAAGATTGAGCACTAGAAGGGAAAGAGGAATTACCACTGGTGACAATGCTTCCAGACGTAGGAATGGGATTGCTTGCAACCCTAGCAAAACAAATCCTTGAAGAATTGCCACTTACAGGAGTTGGCGACCAAGAAAAAGCAGTGCTAGACGAACTCAACACAGAAGCAGAACTTTCATTGCCTACAACATAAGCAAAGTAATAAGTACCACCTGGGAGGATTTCATTCAAGAAATCAAAGTTGGTTGAGTTTGCAATTGGGCGAGAGTTTGACTGAGAGTAAGTGTCAAACAAAATCCAATCAGACGCTGAAGGTGTTGCGCTTGTCGTATAGAAAAGCTGAATGTAAGTAACTCGACCAACCGCAGGAACCGTTACTCTTACATCAAAAGATGGAACGTCACCAGAAGGGCGAGAAGCAATAACGGTAGGCGTACCAAGAGCAGAAAAATAAGAGGGCGCAGTTAAACCGCTATTTGGAACGGGCGTAAACTGAGTAATGCCAGCATCGTCATAAACGTCTGCGTTGTATTCATTCAGTTCAAGTCTTGCACCCAAAGTGCCATCAGGCAATGATGCTTCATTGACTTTCATCACCCTAAATAACTTATTTGTCCAGCCATAATTTGAGTTAGTTACAGACACCACATTTCCAGCATCCACTTGAATGCCGTAATATGTTGTGCTGAAACTAACAATCAAATCTTCACGGGCTTGCTCTAGGATTCGGTTTGCCAAATAAGTAGCTTGAACCGAATCATTCACAACATCAAAACTGGTTGAGAATTTGTTGACTGGCTCATTAGGATAAAGAAGACCCGCAGGAGTTTGCAGGTTTACATACTCAGGTTGATCTCTGTTTTCTTTGAAAGGAAACTTAGCTTCAATTTGATTGATTGAGTTTGTAATGTCCGTTGCACTTACCCGAATCTCACCAATGATGTTTGTGTCATCAAAAGAATAGGATGATGATTCTGCTTTGTTGATAACAATAGACCATTGACCCGTAGCGGCTTGATATGCCATCCATGAATCACAAGCAGTCAGAATCCGATCTAAGTTATTGAGTACAGTCTCTCCGGCGTTGAGAACACCGTTGATTCTGTATCTAGCTTGCGTAGCCGAACCTCCACCGCTAGGCGTGTAAGTAATGGTTTGATCTGAATAAGTATTGAGTGCTGTGGCACTGGCAGAATCTACATAGGAAGCACCAATAGCGCCACCATACACAGTGTTTGTGATGTAGTCATACCAAACATCACCAGGCTTTGCTAAACCAGTGGAATTAAGATAATGACTGCACTTGAACGTGATAGGCTCTAATTGTGTGGTCTGAGCATCACGGGAATATTTGAGTTTGACAATAGCAAACGCCAAACCATTCATTTGCCGACCGCTAGATGCCCAACGATAAGAAGCAGAAATGTCCGATCCACCCATCACAGTGGATGGTGGAGAACTTGTGTTCAAACCTGTGATCGTGCCTGCTGCGTTTGATTTGTACAGGTAAATTTGAAGTAGATCACCCGCAGCAATTGCGGTATCTACGTTGCCAGCTTCATCGGTTAGGCTTGCAACTGCGTTAGTATTTCCTGAAGATTTAAACGTAATCAGTCTGTCCCCATAATACATACTGGATGTGTCAAAGCTAAACTGACCATTGGGGCTAATACAACTTACCGCAAGAACGTAATACATTGTGGTCTGGTCATCAGACAAAACCGCATCAACAAACGTACCGCCTAAATAAGCATCGCCATAAACAACAGGAATTGAGTTGGTGGAACTTGGTGGAATCTGCTGACGAACTCCGTTATCTTGCTGTTGTCCAGAGCTAGGGTCTTGTGCAAAGGTTCTGGTTAAAACCTGAGAAACAGCAAAGTTCACCGCAAAAGCAGTAGCACTAGCGGCAAATCCAGCACTAATTACGCCAGAAGCAACAAATTCAGCAGCAACTAATGAACCGACCATTTTTATTCCCTAAAGAAAGATGCGCCAAGGATTGAATAGCCGCGCTTTGTGTAATCAATCATTGGACCCATCGGAGACACTGAAGTCACAACCATTTGTATGGTTCCTTCCTTCAGCATTTCTTCTGCCAACCTGTCAAACTCTTTCCAAAGCCTGCCACCAATTGTCCCGTTTCGATGTTCTGGCTCAACCCACCACAACAATTCATTCAGTTCGGTAACAGTCTTGCACCAAATGTTTTTATTCTTCAATGCAATCAAAACGCCAGTCATGTGCGTGTCAATCAAAATGAATCCACGACCCATGATGATTTCAAACAACATTTGCTCTACATCTTGTGGATGGTGATTTCTAACATCACTTAAACACTTGATTGGCATTTCAAAGGCATAAGCCTCTACCATTTCCAAAAGCCTTGGAATGTCGTATCTTGTCGCTTTTCTTATCATTAAGCACCTGAATAAAAATCTGACGATCCAACTTGATCTGGCGCAGTTGCTTGTGTTTGTCTCTTAGGAGGCGCACCAAAATCAAAGAATACATTGGAAATTTCAGAAACTCGGTTCATTGACGTATCGCCAGGATAGGTAAATTGCCAAGAATCTTTGTTAGTTCTCACGCCAGAGATTCGATTCTCAAGAATCCTACGCATGGAACTACATGAAATTGAACAGGTCGCCAATCGAGTGCGTGTGTCTTGATTCCAGTCCTCAGTGATGCTTACGTTATTGACAATGCCTTGGTAACGCTTAAAAAACTGAGTTGTTGGGCTTGTAATGATCTGGTTGTTTGAATCCAAAAATCCACGCCAAACCTCAATCAATGAACCCTTGATGTTGCTGGAAAGGATCAATGCAACGTTAGTGGGATCAATCCCAACAAGCGATATGGTCATGTCATCAGACGTTGCCTTAATGTCTCGCTGTACATCACCAACAAGCAAAAGTGCACCTAGATTGGTAAAAGAGTCAGACCCAACAGTGATGGGTGATGCAGCGTTACAAAACGAATATGTAGCCGTGACAGGATTGCCAACAGAGAGCTTAACGAACTCTGTATGGCGAATTGACGAACTAGAAACTGCTGCAATTGTGGTCATGCGATAAATTCCCTAAACACAAACGGCGAATCCCATTGAACAAATGCACCGTTAGTCATTGGATTCAAAGTGTATGTCGGACAAGTCTCAGCGACAAGATAAAAATAAACATTTGATCCCACATTGGTCAAAGTGCCCGTAGAAGGCGTCCCAATGACAGGACGATTGATGTTCACCGATACAGTGCTTCCAGAACCCCTTAAAACGTCAGCAGTGACCTTGTAGACGTATTTTGTACCTGAGGTATTGCCAAACTGAATAAAGTCTCCAGCCTTGAATACTTTAGCCGTTGAGGATACAGACGGAAGATTGCCAATTGTGATGGTTTGAGCATTAGCCGCAGGCACAGAAGCTAAAGTCAAAGCCGCAGCCTGCCCCAAGGTCAAGTCGCCTTGATAAGCCGTGAACCAAGAAAGGTTAGCTGATGAGAAAACAATGTTTTCAGGGGTTTGTCTGTCAGCATTGTCAATTGCTTGAATCACATCCCTGACTTGGGGATAGTACAAATAATTGTGAGGAACGACAGTAAAGACCCAAGGAACCGCAGTCAAGTATTGAGCGACAGTCACATATCCAGCCCTGGTGACTTGTTGACCAATTGTCCTGCGGTTGTTAACCGTCATGCTTTGCTGAATCTCAAAGATTGGTTGGTAAGCCATTATGCGCGTCCCTTAGTAAATGCCAGCGACTTACTAGCATACTGATTAGCAGCCCAAACCGCATTAGGGCTATTCAATAAACGATCCTCAAAACTCTTGGTGTCAATTGCATTGATTGAGAAATTGTTGACTGTGGTTCCACCCATTGCACCAGCTAATTGATGATTGGGAATGATGGTTCCCGCAGTGCGAGGCACAAACAATTCCGGTCCTCTTTCGCCAACCAAAGCGACTTGGTTAGGAGTTGGATCACCACCGTTGGCATAAGGTGCAGCACCAACACCACCAATATCAGCACCACCAAACTTTGAGCCAAAAATAGAACTGCCAAATAGACCACCTGCCAAACCTTTAAAGATTCCAACAGCTTGCGCTCTGAGTTGAATTATTGCAAGGTCTTGCAAAATGCTACGGGTCAAATCTTTAAAACTAAACTTACCAGTCTTTACAAAACGCTCAAGAGCAGATTCCATGTTACTCACAACAGAATTAAATGCTCTTTGTCCGTTTTCCAATTCGGTTGGCAAATCTCGGATAAATTCTCTTGCGGCTTTTCCTACACCTTGAGCAAAAGAACCCTCACGAGTTTGCTTTTCAAGTTGGTATCTTTCCTTGGCAATTTTTAAAGCCTCTTTTGACAATTCTATTTCTTGTTCAATTATTTGATTTTCATATTCGCCAAGTTTTAAATCTTTAATTTTTTTAATTTGATCTTCAAGTTGATATTGAATCATCAATTCTTCACGTTGATAATTCAAATCTTCTTTACGCATTTCTAAGCCGCGATACTCTAAATCCATCAATTCTTTTGATCTTTGAACATCTTTTGCTTTTTCTATTTGACGATCTAACTCAGTCAAAAAAACTTTGTTTTGCAAATCTTCTTGTTTTGTAAGAGATTCGTTATATTCTTTAATTTGTTCTTGACGCGCAGCAAATAACCTTGCTTGCAAACTCCAGTACCTTTGTTCTTCAGGGTCAATCCCTTTTTCTACTTTTCTACCAGTAGCTTTTTTTGGCTGCATATCCAAACGCCGTGGGTCATTTGGATTTCTAACATTACCTAAAACTTGGCGTTCAAATTGATCTAATTCAGCCCGAGCACGTTCTGCTCTTTTGATATTTTCTTCATATATTCTTATTGCGGCATCTGGACCACCTTTTAAAAAAGCGCCAGCAACATCAATCAGACCCTTAATATCTAGCGCAATTGTCTTGATAACAAATGCCACGTTAGCGCCAACAATAGCAACTGTTTGAAATATAACTTTCAAAGCATCGCCCATCAATGAGCCTTCGCCTTTAATATCTTTAATGTATTCCAGCGTATCTTTAAGAATTGGACCTAAGGCAACAGAAAATGTTTTAGCTGTGTCTCTGGCGTGTTGCGTCAACATATCATATGCATCTGCCGCCGCTTGAATTGCTTTTGCTTGTTCGTCAGTAACACCAGCGCCTTTTAAAATATCCTCATTCAAACCAACAAAATCTACACCTTTGGCTGCTTTTCCAAAAGCCTCCATTGCCCGAGCATTTCGAGTAAGAGGGTCTTCAATAGCCGCAATGCCAGAAACTGTTTTCTGGAA